ACCTGTGAGCGATCTATAGGCTTGAACCCAGCACGATCTAACAGATCCTTCGATGCTTCAAGCTGCACATACTCTGACTTAGCCCCACCTGATAACTGCACTACCCTGCCTAATGCTTTAGCTGCACTCAGTCCAAATGCCTCACTCATTGCTTCCATCAGGTACATTCGCACATGTGCAGTTTTCATAGCCTTGTATGCTGAGACTCTACCGCTATTGCCTTCAGCGTATCCTGCTTCATGTGCAGCCTTTGTCAAGTTACCACCATTTGATACATACGCTTCAACCAATCTACGTTGTCGATCAGTTAGATCACGCTTAGTCTTTACTGCAATCTGTGTCATTTTATCTCCTGCACTGAACCCCCTCTCCCTCTCTCCCCCTTTCATAGCACAACAGTATAAACCCTTGTCAACGCACAAATGACACATACGCAACAACATTCATACTATAAGACTCTATAAAGGGATCTAGAACAACAAGCTTTCTTCCTTCCTCACTCCAGTATTCTCTCAGTCATTGCATGTATCCCCCAAGCTATAAGCTGCGGTCATCCTCGCCAAAGACCTTGACAACTGAGAAAAGTCATTCGCAACAACTTCCCTTTTGCATTGGCTAGATTGTTCTTGTGGTTGCTGTGTCTAGTTGTGGCTAGGTCAACTGGTGTGGGAAGAAGTTGCGAATAACAACCTGTCGTGGACAGGTTTTCTCTGCTGTCTTGTTAAGGTCTGTGTCGAGGATGGTCCTCGCAAATATAACTTGGAGAATACAATTATGACTAAGAAAACACTTACACTCGTAGAAAGAAAGCTTGCCGTTCTAGATTGGTTTAACGGACTACAAGATGTTGCACCGAATGAGCGATTTATCGAAAGCATCGCCAAGGACGAATGCTATACCTCAAAGAACTCTCTCGACTATAAGAAAAGAATGTTAGCTGATAGATTGGCTGACTATGAAGATGCAGCTGAGCAGAAACAGCACATCAAAATGGATGCACTGCAAAAGCTTATAGATAATGTCGAAGATGAACTGGCATTACTTGAAACCAGACATGAGGCTGACCTCAGTGTTTATGAACAAGTAACAGGTAAATCTTGGGAACCTGCTCCTAAAAAGACACGTCCAGTGTCTATGTCAAAAGAAAGACTAGCAGCCCTAAAAGCAAGGGTGGCGTAGATAGCTACCGACAAGGGGTAGCAATCAGCTGCCCCTTTCTTAACAACCAAGCGTCAACCTAATCTCCCACCTCAAGCATTGCAAATGCGGAGAGGGGGCGTCACTTCCCGTCAGCATTCAAACTTTGACGCAACTACAACGGAGTACATTAGCGAATGAAAAAAGCATTTGATATTATGATTGAGTTAGCGAAAGCTATTATCATATTTGTTTTACTATATCTTTTTATATCAACATTTACATAGGAGTTAGACATGTTGGACTTTACTAATCCTACTTGGGATTTCCCAGTAGAACTACAAGAAACTTATGATCGTACTGGTCGTAAGATCGAAGGCAATCGTGTGGTTGTACGCACTGACACTGGCGAACACATGAGCCGTGGACTTGGCGACAAGTACAAGATCATTACACACAGTGATGTAGTCAATAGTATTATGGATTCTATTGATGAAACAGCTAACACTCTTGGCACTAGCTACGAAGAAAAGTTTCATCTTGTTGATGGTGGTCGTAAACTACGAGGTGAAGTAAACTTTCCTGATCTTAAGATAGAACCACAACTTGATGACATCATTACATTTCGTATTCAGTTTTATAATTCATACGATGCTAGTTGGGCATTCCAACAACAGGCTGAAGGCTTGCGTCTTTGGTGTATGAATGGTTGCACTACGCCACATACTGTAGCTAAGACTTGGGCAAAGCATACTACTAATGTATCTGTTCAATCATCAGCAGCTAAGATTCAAGCAGGTCTTGAAGCATTCAAAGATTCAGATTCTTTGTTTAAATCTTATATCAATTGGAAGATAACTAATGATGATGCTGAAAGATTTCTTAACGATGCCTTGTGCAAAGTAAAGCAACGAGGCAATCCACAGTATGCTCACTTCAATAAAAGCAGACGCGAAGACCTCTTGCGTATGTGGGATGGCAACCGAGCACACATTGGTAACAATCAATGGGCATTGTACAATACATTGACTGAGTGGGCTACACATACGGATCACTTGGGCAATCCAGAGAATGCTCGACGCTTACGAGAAAATGAGATTGCAAAAGCAATGAGCTCAGACAGGTGGTATGATCTATGAAAGTACAATTCAAACCTCATCAACTTAGATTTATAGCTGAACAGATATGTCCACATGTTCACTGGCCTACAGGTATTGAAGCAATAGCTACTGCTTTGACCAGTGAGTGCGATGACTTTAATTTAGTTCAGTTTATTAATGAAGCTAATGAAGCTTGGGAAGCAAACTATCAATTAAACCTAGAGGAGATTGACGATTGGGTAGACTAAAACAAATGCTTATCAACATGGATCATATAAAATGTACTGAGTGCAATGGCGATGGCGATTTAGAAAAAGTAACTTGGCATCCGCAAGGCTTTGATCGTGACATTGGATACGAGAGTTCAACTATAGTTGTATGCAATGAGTGCGATGGTGAAGGTTTTATTGAAGTGCCAAAGCCAGAAAAAACAGGACTAGAAAAAGCATTAGATGCTCTTTGTAGATCCACTCATCCACCAAGAGTATAAGGAGTAACTATGTTAGACATAAATACAATTCTTAACCAAGCATTCAAAGCATCGTTCTGGAAATACTTAGAGGAGAAGTACAATGGAGTCACAGAATAGATTAATTCAAGCACATCTTAAACAGGGCAATACAATAACTGCGATACAAGCTCTTGCAAACTTCAATTGCTTTAGACTAGCAGCACGTATCAAAGATCTAAAAGATAGTGGTATGTCTATTGAGAAACGTATGATTAAAAACAAACATGGCAGACGATATGCTATGTACTGGCTAGACCCAACACAAATTAATGAGATGGACTTGACTATCTAACTGCATATGTGCATATGCTGCGGCATGTTAAAAAGTTATTGGGATCAAATCCTAGAGAAACATCGCTATGTAGATATGCCTTTGCATAAAGTTTTTGTTGCTGCAAAGATACCTACCTCAACTTACTATCGAACAGTCAATGGACGTAGTGAAATAAGTTATGAGACTGCAAAGAAAGTCTATCAAACATTAGATAGATTGTCTAAGCGATGGCCTACAGGTTTGATTACACCAAAGAAAATCAATGGCGCAGTTTCAAAACTACACAAAAGCAACAGAAGTAACTGAGAGTTACACAGATCTTGTTGATGCTTTGATAGCAAGACGTAATTATCTTGGGCTATCACAGGAAAGACTTGCAATGGAGATTGGCTGCACCTTATCCTTAATTCACAAATGGGAACAATACAAACGTGTGCCATCTGGTTTCATGTTAACGTGTTGGTTAGATGCACTTGGCGCGAAGATCAAAGTCTGTTCGTACAAAGATTAAATCAGGCACATGTGAGTGTGATAGTTGTGGTATTGTAACTGAATATTTTGTTGCAATATTACACAGCGAGAAACCTGCAAGCTATCATATGGTTTGCTTAGACTGTTATGAAAGAGACATATGGGAAATAAGAATAAGCAAAAAGGTAGCTATCACGAAAGGTGGTTCGTCAAGTGGCTCGAAGACCAAGAGATCGAAGCAAAGAAAGTCCCACTCTCAGGATCTCTCGGTGGAGAATACTCAGGAGACATCCACCTCCCTTCACTGGTGGGACGAAATCTAGTAGCTGAAGTTAAGTATCGCACAACATCTAGTTTTCCTAATGCTTTCAAGGTCTTAGAAGGAAGAGACATAGCTTTTTATAAAAGAAAAGATGGCAAAGAAAAAGTTTGTGTGATATTGTCAGAAGATCTTTTCAAGGAGTTAGTTAAGAAAATTAAATAAAACCCTGCCAAAAAGGAGAATGGCAGGGCTCTACATATAAGGAGTCAAACATGTCAAAGCATAAGCATGTTGTACGCTGAGATATTACTACGAGAAGTAGTTCAATGGCAAGTTGAAAATGCTCAGGCAAAACTAATTATGTTGCTCATAGCGGACCATACGGATCTATATGGTATAGCTTATCCAACGATACCAAGGCTGTGCAAACTGTCAGGGTTGAGTAGAAGTTCTGTAATTAGAGCAGTAAATTATTGTGTTAAGCACAACTATCTAACTAAGGTTGCAGGTAGAACAGGTCTTGCAACTGTATATCAATTCAATTGTTTAAAAGAGGAGGGTGTCAGTGTGACACACCAAGATAATAATAATATTACTAAGTTAAATAATAATACTACTTGGGGTGTCAATGAGACACCTACCTTCGATGACTTCTGGAATACTTATCCAAGAAAGATAGCCAAAGGTCATGCTCGACTTGCTTTTGAAAGAGCACTGAAGAAAACAGATGCAGTAACTATACTTACAGCTGCATCTAAGTTTGCTGAGAATGTTGAGCACAAAGAGAAACAATACATACCGCACCCAACAACGTGGCTCAATGGTGAGCGATGGGATGATGAAGTAGATGATGTATCAGGTAGATCAAACACTGATCGCCTTGATGATATTATTAACTTCGATAGGTACGCATTCGAGAAGCTGAGTATATACAAAAAAT